CTTAAATGTTATCATGCTATCTCTAGGGCTTGTGCCTCTGTCATTAGTTCGTTCATTTGTAATTTGATACGAGTCTTATCCAAATCAGTATCAACTGCATCTATGTAACTATCCAATAAAACAGATGTATCGTCAACAGATATATCTTCATCCTGGACATTATCTCCAAGGAACTCATTGAAGTTTTCTGCTATCTTTAGTTCAAGTATGTTACGATTCTGTATACGATCTATCAAACGATCAAATGTAAATGTATCAGACTTATTGATTACAACTACCTTAACAAACTTATTCTCAATATCATCTAGGTTATAATGTAAGTAATCTTCCTTAGAGTCATCATAGTAGATACGATGGAACAATGTATGAGGATTACGAATCTCTGTCATCTCACGTGTCTCTGTATCTAATGTATGAAAGAACTTATTGTTATGAGCATCACTCCAATTCATCTCTAACTGAGATCCAAGGTATGTAATGTTATCTTGAGTTGACTTAGTATGGAAGTGACCAGATAGCACTTGTTCAAATCGTTTGAATAATGATCTATCTAATCCATGTTCACATTTGATACCAGATAACATTTCGTATCCTATAATATCAAAGTGTCCACCAATCCAATCACACTTAGCTTTGGCAAGGAACTCTAATGACTTAACTTCATTAGCATCATCCATCCAAGGTACTAAACCCATCTTCAAAGAACCATATGTCATTACCTTAGGTTCTTGAATGATAGTTACCTCATTCATATAGTGTCCAAGTAACTCTTTCAGACTGTTCAGCTCACTTGTATTCTTATAAAATACATCATGGTTACCACAAATGATATCCATAGTGATGCCATACTCTCTTAACGGTTTAAGGAAGTGATCACGGTTGCGGTTAAGAGCACGGAAGTTAATAAACTTCCTGTTATCATAGTAGTCACCAAGATGCACGATATGCTTAATATTATGTTCCAGAAGATAAGGAAAAAATACATCATTATAAAATTTCTCTGCGTTATCGAGAAATATGTCGCTACTATTGCGGACACCACAATGAGTGTCATTTAGTATCGCTATTTTCATTATATATGTCTCCAGCCAAAGCTTTTATACTCTCAACCATATGTTGATGTGTAGTCTCATTATACTCTGTTTCTTCAAGTAAGACAACTCTATCAATCAAATAAACCATTGCCTTAATTTTCTCTCTCAACTGTTCCGTTGAATGCATCATATCAAGTCTCCATAAAGTCAGATAAATCAGAATCCTCATCAGATAGTTTTGGTGATCGTTTAGCTTTTACTTTCTCTTGCTTAACATATGTCTTTACAGCTTCATCTGCTTGTCGTACTTTATCAATACGACCTCTTAGATCATCAACTAGATTGTTTAAGACTGTAAGAGCACCAGTATCACCAACATCAGCAGCTGTATAAGCTTCGAAGCCAGATGATGAGATATACTTTAGTTTGATATCTTGTTGTTTCTTTTCTTTCTCAATACGTCTGAGAAATGCATACCATGATATCTGTGTAAAGTAAGCAAATGCATTAGGATTGCCAGATCTGGTTGCTGCTTCTATATTGTAGTTCTCAATAGCTTTTAAACAATTCTCTACAGCATCCATTACCATCTCTTCGCGGTAAGTATATCGAATGAAGTTAGATTTGTGAGATAAGCCTTCTGCTATCTTTAAGAAACAATCTGCAATGTAGTTTGTTACTATTGGAAGTTTAGTTTCTTTTTCTTTAGCTTCTTTGAGTACAGTACAGTAATCAACAACTGCCCAAGAGAACTCTTTATTGTTTACGTAATGTACGCTTTTCTTCTTAGCCATTATCTTTCAATTCCTATTCGCATTAAATACTATATTACATTATAAAATAATATATATCAACAGTTTATTTGTTGTTGACAGTTTGTGGTTAGAGGGGTATAATAAGGTGTAGCCTTACTGAGGGCAGCATATCTATTTTACTAGAAATCCTATTCGTGGATCTTCGATATAGCCATTAGCATTATCATATGCTTCTATAAACTTAAATCCGTGTAGTTCCATATGTTCTTTCTTCTTTCCAAAGTCTGAAGCCCATACTGGAATGATATGATCGTAATCTGGATCAGGTGATAATCTTAAATGAACTTCAATAGGCTTATCATCTATGTATTCTATATTCATTTCTCTTACACCATCAACTCCAAGTTGTTTAAACTTGTAAGATAATAATGGTGCAACATCTGATCTCTTCCATTCTATAAACTTACTTAGATTGATTGGCATATTTGTACCCTTCCAACAATCTATTGTTATCCATTTACCACCAGTAGTTGTATCTTCTTCCCACTTATAGTTAGCAGAGAAATGTTGACCATCAAAGTATTCACACCAGAAGTAACCTGGAGGTACAGATGTATGATCCCCTTCTTCTAGCTTTTCGACAGTTGCTCCTGCTCCCATTCCACCTAAGTTATATATGGGTCTAACAACATAGGTTCCTGATTCTGGAATTGGTACTCCAGCTGGACCACATTTATATTTGAAGTGTTCTGCTAGCCATAGCTTATTAAACCATTTACGATGGTGGGGGTACTTTGAGTATGCGTCTATATCTTCCATTAGTGAACAATCTTTGGTTTAAAGGGAATGATGTTAGGTTCTTC